TATGTCTTCACGCGACCAAGAATGGTTGGGTAAGAATACATGGTTCGGCCCTGATCCAGAAATGACAGCTTCTGCCCTTGGTTTACACCGCAAACTCGAAGCTGATCGCGGTGCTCAGTTCGTAGGATCAGAGGAGTACTACAAGATTGTAGACGCTACCATGCGTAAACGATTCCCCGAGTATTTCGGGAGCCAGACCGAAGAACCGGCTCAGGAGGAGACTCCACGCCGTGCATCCAAACCCTCTACGGTGGTAGCTCCGGCTTCCCGTAGTACACCGCCTAACCGTATTAAGCTGAAGGCGTCCGAAGTGGCCATTGCGCGCCGACTTGGGGTTCCTTTGGAACAGTACGCTAAACAGGTTGCCCTTTTGAATCGGAGTGAATGATCATGGAAAAAATGCAAAACCGCTTGTCTCGTGAACTGGATACTCGTGCTAAAGCCGCTCGCCCGGTCTACCGGCCACCGAATGCGCTTCCCGACCCTGTTCCAGCACCCGGATACGTTTATAGGTGGGTTGCCACGAGTGTCCTCGGACAGTCTCTGGCTACCAACGTAAGCACCAAGCTCCGTGAGGGCTGGGTTCCGGTCAAAGCGGAAGACCATCCAGAGTTGCACCTCGCGCCCAACGCGCAAGGGAACGTCGAGATTGGTGGACTGTTGCTGTGCAAGATGCCGCGAGAGTTGGCTGAATCACGCAACGAGTACTACGCCAATCAGGCCAATACTCAGATGGAATCCGTGGACAATCACTTCATGAGAAATAATGATCCGCGCATGCCTCTGTTTGCCGACCGCAAGTCGTCTAGCAGTCGTGGCGGGTTTGGAAACGGTTCTTAAATTTTAGGAGTCCAACATGGCATCAGTAGCCTCCCCCTACGGGCTGAAACCCGTAAATGAGATCGGTGGTCTGCCCTACGCTGGTAGCACCCGTACGTTCCTTATCGACCCTGCCGGTACTGCGTCCAGCATCTACAACGGTTCGCCCGTGTATGTAAACGCAAACGGCTATCTGGCTGTAGCTACGGCTACCGGCGCAGACGCTACGACCAACGGCTTCCCTACTGGCACCGCTAACACCGGTATCGTAGGTGTGTTCGTAGGTTGCTCTTACGTCAACGCCCAAGGCCAGCAGATTTACGCTCAGTACTACCCCACGGGTGTGACTGGCGTGATCCAAGCCTACGTGGTTGACGACCCCAACGTTGTGTTCCAAGTTCAGTCTGCTGGCTCCGTCACGCAGGCCGCACTGGGTGCCAACGTGTTCTTCTCCACCAGCGCCGTCGCTACGGGTAGCACGACCACTGGCAACTCGACCGCTTCGGTCGTTGCAGGTGCTTCTGCCGTCACCACGTCTGCGGCCTTCCGTGTTGTTGGCTTCGTAAACTCTCCGACCTCCACGGTTGGCGATGCTTACACCGACATTCTGGTGAACATCAACCCCGGCTACCACAGCTATACCAACGCCGTTGGCCTGTGATTAGGAGTAATTAAACATGGCTATTTCACGCGCCCAGCTACTCAAAGAACTCCTTCCCGGTCTGAACGCTCTGTTCGGTATGGAATACGCCCGCTACGGCGAGGAGCACAAGGAAATCTACGAAACTGAGAAATCAGAGCGTAGCTTTGAAGAAGAAACCAAGTTGTCTGGCTTTAGTGCCGCTCCCGTCAAGAACGAGGGTAGCGCGATTGCTTATGACAACGCGCAGGAAGCATTTACTGCTCGCTATAACCATGAAACCATCGCTTTAGGTTTCTCGATCACCGAAGAGGCGATTGAAGATAACTTGTATGACAGCCTATCTGGTCGTTATACCAAAGCATTGGCTCGTGCCATGGCTTATACCAAGCAAGTTAAAGCTGCTTCTGTATTGAACAACGGCTTTACCAACTCCAGCCAGTACTACGGCGGCGACGGTGTACCTCTGTTCTCTACTGCGCATCCTTTGGTTTCTGGCGGTACTAACAGCAACCGTCCTACCACTGGCGCTGACTTGAATGAGACTTCGTTGGAAAACGCAGTTATTCAGATTAGCTTGTGGACAGACGAGCGTGGCTTGCTCATCGCAGCAATGCCCCGTAAGTTGATTATTC